TTTGGTCGGGTGTGCTATCTATATAGGCTTTGTAATCCTCCCACATTTTTAGTAGGTCGTCGGGTGTTTCTATATACTTACTTTTCATTGTTCGTCTTTTTGGTGTAGTGGTCTAAAAATTCATCTTCGCTTATTTCTTCCAAGCACATTAACCCATCCACATCGGTCAGGTAAAAAACTACGTGGGCTTTTTGCTCTTTGAGTTCATCCTCTAAAGCCATAGCGAACTTGGTCATGTTCTTCCCTGCGTCTAGTAGGTAGTAATTAGCCATTGTGTTCGTTTTCGCCCGTGATGGCAATTAGATAACAAAGGTAGCTTATTAGTGACCATCCCGAAAATGTCATTACTAAGTCGGTCTCGTGGTAAATCAAACTTAGTGCTGCCACAAACGTAAGACAAGCTACTAAAAAAGCAAATACATGACTTAACTTCATTTCTTTTTGCGTTTAGGTTTGACCTCTATACCTTCGTATGCAATGGTTGGTAGTTGTTCGGTTGGTTGTTCCGTGTTTTCGGTGACCTCATCAAAGTATTTCCCCAAGTTTAACCCCCACTTTTTAGCCGTCTCGATATCCTTCTCGGTAAGGTCTTCAATTTTCTTCGTCACTCGGACAGTGCCTAGTAAGTATTCAACGCTTACCCCCTTATATTGGTCTTTTATCTGCAACATATTTTTTAAATTTCGTCTTTATGTCATTTATGTAAATCAAAGCACTCGACGGGTCAATGTTAAAATGTTCCGCAAGGTCTCTCTTTGTCGTTTTGCCCTTGTTAAAATACACCTCAAAGATAATTTGGTCGGTTCTATTCAACGTATTAACAAAGTCGCTTACATCTATTTTAAGTACTAATTGGTCGCTTTGGTTATTCGTGTCCGATATGTCAAAGTCGAGGTCTACCGGGTTAATCCTTTCTTTAAGGTTCGTTTGTGAGTTGGTTCTTATCAGCTCCAAGAGAATAAACCCAAAGGCTAAGCGTGGTATTTCGTCCTCCGTAATGGTGTCGGCTTTACCCACTACGTATAGGTAGGAAGAACTTACCAAACTTTCGGGCTCAATGTTTTTCTTTAGTTGCGTTATTCGTCTTTTTGCAGCTAAAACTAAGGTCTTGTAATTCTCAGTATAAAATTTATCTATTGTAACTTTCATACCATTCGATAAAGTCCCTGCCGTATATCCGTCTTTGAACCGAAGAACACATGCAATAGGTGATTTTTCTTGTAGGGTTGTAAATGTTCCAAACGTCCCGACATCGAACGGCTGTAACCTTGCTCACCTTACCAGTGTTAAACTCGTCTTTGAGTTGCTCGAATAAATCTACTTCCTGCGCATCCATCCTTCATGTAGTATTTGAAGACCGAAAACAATAAACGACGATATGACCGCCTTTTCAAACGACCAAGTGACAGCTAACGCAGACCAAAACGTGCAACACTGCCAACATTCAAGTGAGCCGAAAATGTACTCAAGAATTGGTCTTGGTTTAATTCGGTCATAAACCCACTCGGCAATATATTTAAATGGTTCAAACTCTTGGATAAACCACCCTAACGCAATTAAAAAAACGTACTCCATAATGATTAGATTTTAGTCAAAGATACAATTATTTATTAACCAACAAAAAAACCCTGACTTATTCCTCAGGGTTCAAACGCTCAAATGGCGGTAGTTGGCATATGTAACGGCATAAATCTATTATCTTCCGTCTTTTCGTCCGATACTCTCGGTGCTGTTTATCAATCTTCTTTCGTTTCATTTCGTTATAGTTTAAGTCCTAAATTTTGCCACATATCTTAAATCGTTTTGTAATTAATAGTGCGCCAAAATTATATCTTATTTGCTAGTTTTGGCTAAGTATATCCTGCGCTTCGTAGCGTGAGTCAATCAATGCGTGGGCTATTCTCTCAACGGTGGTCGTGTTTAAGCCACCTTCGTTGTTTAGTAGTTTCTTCACTTGACTGCATTGCACTTTTGAACGTCTGCAAAATGACCTCATGCTTTCCACTTCAAGCCGTGACTCAACGACCTCCCGAAGAAAGCCGTTGAGTTGGGTTAGTTCAGCTACTCTCAAAATGGAATACCCGTTGAGTCAGCAATTTTCTCGCTGGTGTTCTGCGGTGTAGGTTGGAACGGCTCGGATAGTTTCAAAGAAAGGAATTGACCTTTGTCCGTCTTTTTAACCCATCCCGCAAGTTCAAACTCTTGCTCACCTACTTTGATTTTCCCTTTGTAGTCAGGGTGATTGTCCGCCTTTTTGTTGTTAGGGAAAAGTGTACCCGTGTTTGCTTTGTGTTCGTAACTCATAATTGTTTGGTTTAATGTTAGTAGTCTATACGGGATTCAAACCCGCACACTTTGTTAAAACAAAGAGGCTATCCTAAGGTGGTATTCATTCCCACTTACCTCAATAGACTAACAATTTATTATTGTTTGTTTTTACCAATTTCGATTTGTAAAATAAGAAATGCAATTCTAATTGACTTGTCTTCAAAGTCGATTGCTACCATTGGAGTAAAGCATATTACCCCCCATTGTTTAAACGTGTTGTACACTCTCATAACTGTTTGTTTTTGATTTGCTCTTTTATGAACTGTTTATTTATTGGGTTATTATCTAAATAATCGTATGCGTATTTAATTCCTTTCATAAATGAACTTTTTGGGTCATGCCCCTCACATCTCAATAAGTCATAAAGAAAATGTAAATCTACAACTGCGTCTAAGTATTCGCTTCCTTGTGGTAGTTCGTTTAATGGCTCACAACTCATAACTGTTTGTTTTTGATTTGCTCTTTAAGTCGTTCTAAATATAGACATAAGTCCATTGCTTCCTCTTGGGCGTGTTGTAACCAGTCCAAGGTTTCGAGGTCTGTTCGTTCAAGGTTCGTTCCGTATTTCTCTAGCCCCTTCTCGCTGCGGTCGGCTATTTGGTTAAGGACTTGGATAACTATTCTATCTACTTTCATAAGTTGTCTTTAAAATTACTTTTTGTTCGTGTTTTGTGCGTTATAATGCACTTTTGGTTAAGGACTTGGATAACTATTCTATCTGTTTTCATTTTCCGTGTTTTTAATTGGTTCGTTGTAATATTTTGGGTAAGGTTTTTTCTTTAATAAAACTTTACTTTTCCATTTTTGGTCTATCCAGTAAATGTATCTAAATTGTCTTAATTCTTCGCTTGTAGCTGTTTCTTTATTTTCTTGTAAAAAAGCTGCTGACTTACTTAATTTTGGGTTTCTTGTCATTAAACTATTATGATATACTTCGTTATTTAAAGTCCAAAATTTAGCAATGTGTTCACCATAAAACTCAAAATTTGCACCCTGATAAACTATTCCAAAACAACCGCATCTTTCATCTGCAAAACTTTGTATCCATTTTATTTTATGAAATTTACTTCGAATATATCTAACTGCATAAGATATTGCTTGGCTTTCACTATTTCTTGGTGCTTTGTCATCTAACCACATTCGATTAAGTTCTAAATATTGGTCCATTTCAGTTCCACTAACAACACTTCCACAACTTGCAGGATTCATAGCATAACCAAATTGCAATATACCTACAAGTTCAGAATTTAACCACACCCCTAAATGTATATAAGTTGCATTATAGAATTTTTTGCTGTAATGATTTTTAACTATAATATCGTTTGCTTTATTTCGGTCTATTTCATTAACATAAAATTCTTTTGAACCAAAACCGATTATTTCACGACTTCCAAAAATTGACTGCTGATTGCTATAAATTAAATCCTTTTTAGAACTCATAATCTTTCAATTAATTCGTTGTAATATTCTCTTGCATGTAACAGCTTTTCTTTTACCTTATCAATGTCTTCGTCGGTTAACTCTATTAAGTACGCTCTAACACGCTTATTTTCGCTTATGTGGCTAAATTCGTGTTTCGCTCGGACTTCATTCTCGGTTTCTTCCGTTACGTCAATCTCAAATTTCTTCCACGAGGTGCGTCTAATCTCGTCTTGTACGATGTCTTCGGGCGTGTCGACTAAGCAATACACTACCCGGGCTTTCGTTCGTCCAGTGAGCCAACAATACCCGACCAATTGCCAAAAATAATCCTTGTTAGGTAGTTCATCTTCGAACCAAGGGAAGGTAGTGCCGTCCCAACTACATTTGATATCTATAATTTCGTCTTCTAAGATGAGGTCGGGTGTACCTTTGATAAATTCATTTTCAAAATATTCCGTGTTTTTGAGCGCAAACGGCAAACTTAATACCTTACTAGCCATTTCAATAGCGGTGTCTTCCTGAATGTTCCCCTTGTCAGTGTAACGACTTGAGAACTCCTTACGAATACCAAACTTTTCCTCAATGGCAAGTTCTTTTAAATACGTCTTTGCGGTTTGAGACAAGACCTCCCCCTTTGATTTGGGGGAAGTCATTATCTTACCTAACGAGCTGCAGCGGATTTTCATAGTAGTAGTAAAGATTTGGTTTGTAAGTCAGTTAATTGAAACCCGCTTAGTGCTTTCTTAAATGCTTCGGGTGTTAACTTGCCTTCCTCAATTTGGCTTAGTCCATTCTCGAATCTTACTTGGTCAATGCTTGGTTTCGTGTTTTTAACGGTTGCACTGGCGCTGTTTGCGTCGTCGTCTTCCGCTTGAAGGCTCAAAAGTGACTGCAAGGTATATCGTCGGTAGTAAGTGACCGCAGAACCTATTTTCTGAGGGTCTTGTATTTCGGGTAGGCGCATACTTGAAACAACCGACTGCCCACTTTCAATGTCAATGATTAACGTACTAACTACTCCTTCGGCTATTGGCTGCAATAACAACAAACCTTGTTCGAGTAGCACTGGTTCAACCGTCTCAATCAATCCGTTAATGTCGGCGTACTTGTTTTTAAAATGTGGGTTAGTCGAGTTCTTAACTACCTTCCCAATCTTTTGCTTTGCAGCGTGTAGTTTTGGATAAAGTCCCGTGACCTTAACAAGTTCTTCAACTTTTACTTCTTCTTTTTTCATATGGTTTATTTATTTGTTGCGTTGTATTGGTTGCAAATAGCAATGAATTTCTTTCGTGATAATTTACGAAACTGCTCAACTGTCATGTTAACTGATGCCGCTATTTTAATCATTTTAGCGTCAAGTTCTGCAATGGTACTCATGTTTTTCATACTTCTTTTGTTGTGTTTGGTCTTCAAATATACGCTTTATTTTTAATACACACTATCTTTTATCTTTTTTTTATATTCAGTGATTAATTCTTTTAGTTCGTCTTTTGTCCATCTCTTTACTTCGTGTCCGTTTTCCTCTAGCCACTCCACACGATCAACTCCTATTTTCTTAATCAAACGCATTCGATATTCAATGCCATTCCCTGACAACATGACGTTACACTTGTAGCAACTTACCCAAACATTGTCGGGGTGAAACCTTACTGACGAGTGACCTCCAGAACTTAAGTAATGCGATGCGTGACGAACTCCGTTTATTTCTTTGCCACAACTTATACACGGTTGGTCGTGGTCTCTTAATCTGCACCACTTGTTGAATACTTGCTGCGCCAATTTAAGGTAATCAGATACGGTTAGTAATTCTTCCTTTTGCTTTTTCAACTTGTCCTTTTTCATTTTGGCAAGGTTCTTTAAGGCTTGTTCCGTCTTTTTGCACACATAACAGTGCTTGTCCAACGTCGAAAATGGTGTAAAGATTTCACCGCATTTTTTACATGACTTCATATAAATTTCTTTAGTTCCGTGTTTTCGTCTCGCAGCCTCAAATTCTCCTCAAACACTGAGTAGTATTTCTTAACGACTTGCTTGTGGTCTTCGCAAACTCGGTAAAAAGTTAACATGGCTTCTTTCAGTTCTATTTGTCGTTCTTCCATTGGCTTAATTAGGTCTACTCGGTGCGTGTGTTTCGTCTTTAGGTCGTCAATGCTCATCGTCAACGCTCGGTCAAGTGTGCGAAGGTTTATTTGTGCGGTTAAAATGTCAAGTTCTTTCATCTAAAATGGTAAATCGTTGTTAGTATTTGGTTTGTTTCGTTTGATGGGGTCAACGCTTCCGCACTTAAACCCTAGTCCCGAGTTAAAATTAAACATTACGGGTAAATTTAGCGTTGTTTGTCTTCCTCCCGTGTCGGTGTCTTTGACTTTTTCAATGCTTACCATCGTTTCGTATTTCATGGTTTCGTGTTTTACTAAGCGGTGAACTACAAGCATATCGTCACATCGGTTAAGAAAAGCCTTACCCCCTTCGATATGGTCTTTCAATGGTGGTTTAAGGTGTCCCTTCCACTCTTTTTGGTCGTCTCCGTACAGCATTCCGCTTCGTCCACTTTCCGAAGTTGGGTGCGTGTTTATGTAGATGGTCTTTCCAGTGGTATTACAAAATTGCCGTGCCATGTTTAAAAATCGGTAATTAGCCTCGTAGCCCATTTGCCTATCCAATCCCGTAAAGGGGTCAATTAAACAAGCATTGCAGTCCGTCTTTTCAAAGATGCTCAATAATTCTTCAGGCGTGTATAGTTTGTCGTTAGGAATAAACGTAAAGTACGGTTCAAGTGCTAAATAAAATTGCTGAATTTCTGACTTGGTTAATTGCTTGTAAGCTACACCCGAATACATTTGTATAAGGTCTCTCATTATTTGACCGCTTTGATTTTCACCCGACCATATGCACCACTTTAAACCATGCTTTGAGGTCAGTGCGAGGAAGTACCAATTTATCCAATACGTTTTACCTACATTGTCATGTCCCAAAATAATGTTTAGTTGCTTGGGTTTAAACCTGAGATAAGTATCTAACTCAATATCCAACCCTAAGCCTTGCTTTATTAGTCCGTCTTTATAATCGAAAAGGTATTTAAGTGTGCTGTTCATCGGTTATTTATTTGTGCCATTACGTTGCGGTAAAGTTGTTGGTCAAGTGTTAAATCTTCGTCACCTTTAATTAGGTTCTCATCTTTAAACCACACACCACGCATTTTTTGTTTCCAGTTTAGCACCTTCCTACCTTGGGAGTCTTTCCATTCAGGGTGGTAGTAATTAAATGCTTTGGTTGCACTTTCGGTTGTATAGTTGTTTTCATTAAAGTAAGCTATTACTTCCTCCAAAATTGGTTGTTTATTTTTAGGTGTATTAAACACCGTTTCTTCTTTATCTTCTTCTTTATTCTTATTCTTATTCTTTATGCTTGAGCCACCCTTAAGCCTCGCTTCAGCACTGCTTAAGCCACCCTTGCGTCCTGCTTCACTGAGTTTCAAACGTTTAGAACCTATTTCATTTCTTTCTTCGTCCAAGAATTTAATAAACAACTTTTTGTTTTTAACTTTTATGTACTCTTTTTCGATTAAATAATCCACTAATTTAGTGTTATTAATCCTTAAGATTGCATCTTCGTAGGTCATCTCGTTTGACCTATTCCAATACTCAGCACACAAACGAATAAACGCTCCTTGTGTTTCAAATGTTTCGTAGTTTATGTTACCCGTTAACCACTGGGTAGCATTGAACTTAAAAAATGGTAATTCTTTACTCATCGTAAATGTTATAAAATGAAAAACCCCTTCATTCTCCTTGCAGGTCTCACGTTGCAATTCAAATAAAGGGGAAGTAATTCCTTGAGTTCTATGGTGTGAGACCGAACCTTGTACAAATATATAAGTACTACGTTGACATTTTGGTTAAACGTGAATATTTATTTTTTAACATGTTTTCAATTCGTCGTGCCGAAATAATCAAAGCCGTATTGTAATCGTTTGCGTGTGCATTAGTAATTTCGATGCACTCCAAAACTTCGTTTAGCTTTTCTAGTAGTTCGGGGTGGTAACCTTCCAGTGCTAACTTAACCATTTCTTGTGAGTGGATAACCGTTGCGTGGTTCTTATTAAATAACTTTCCTGCCTCGGTAAGTGAAAAGCCTGACAACGTAGCCCACACCATACCAACTTGCCTCCATTGCATTAACTGTCTAAGTCGGTTTGCTTCCTTTAGTGACTCATGCGAACACGGACAAACTAAAAAGAATTCGTGCATGGTGTAAAAATTTCGTTTCGGTAGGTAGGACTTGATAAACTTTATTTTTCTTCCGTATTCTGTGCTGACTTTAACCATTGCCTAAATGCTATTTGTATGTTTACTTGTTGTTCGCTTGTTTCGTTCGATGCGTGTTTCATTATCCGCTCATCGAGTTTTCGTATTTGTCCGATGAGGTTTAGTGTAGCCATTTTCATATCGGTTCTAAACGCTTTGTCTTCGTTTAGGTCTTCGAGGAAGTCGGCAAGTACCGGGAGGATTGCGGTCGATGCTATTAGTTTAAGGTCGTTGGTCATTTTGGTAATTGTTTAGTGTACATGTACT